TCTCTTCTTCGTCCATCTCTTCGACGGCCTCAGCGACAACCAATGCGGACTCGGGGATAATCCACATCTTACACAGTGCGTCCTCTTCGATGTCACCATCGACGATCTCGCAACGGTTGGCGAGGTAGAACACACAGTTCTTGCACGCCATGCCTTCGGCCTTAAATGGGTTGCCTTCGGCTTCGATGTAGTGCGCACCGTTGGCGCCGATGCCCTTGTCGAAGACGCCGTACATCTCGACAACGCCTTCGTACATGTCGTACATGGCGACCTGACGTTCCGACAATGTCACGGACTCGTCGAGTGCCTTGGTGGCGCTCTTTGGTTTCATGCCGTCGTAGCCGACCGTGCGCAATGCCTTCATGGTTTCGCGGTTGTGATACGCGGCCATGCGAAGCGCTTCCATGTCGCTCTCGGAATGCCGACGTGATGCCTTGGTGCTCATTGTGTTCTCCTGTAAAATACGACGCGCCCACGCGCGCCCTTCGTCACCACCCCAGCCGTACCATGCTTGCCACCCCTTGCCCTGCTCCGACCACGTCGCACCCTCTTTGTCAATCTCGTGACGGTCAAAGTATGCGGCCATGCGTTGCACGGTGTCGAGGCTGATGGGTTCGCGGTTTGCCAATTGATTCGCACGCGCCAAGCCGACCGGAGTCATGCCCTGCTGACTTGCTGGCTTTTCGGCCCGCACGTCGAGCGCGCGCTGTGCGTTGTCGGCGACTGCCTGCGGTGCAATGTAGGTTGCCTTGGTTTCGTCGGCCGTCGCAATGTTCAACGCGGTCAGATACGCGTTCGCATCTTCTTCGTTGGCGTAGCATTGCATCGGCTCTTCGTCGCCTTCTTTGTACACGCAGTACACATCGTCGCGTTCCATGTAATACGGCATTAAAGTTTCTCCATTGCCTGCGCAACGAGCGCCTCAAGTGTGCCGTTGCTTTGTATGGTGTCGACGGCTTGCGCCGACGTCGTCCATCGTCCTTTGTGTATGTCGGCCTGCTGATCACCCACGACGTACGGAGCATACGACGCCGCACTGGTCAGCGTCACCTCGTCCCCTGACAGGTCGACGCGGTATGAACGGTTCAGTGCTTCGCTGCCCTTCAACGTGGACCCGGTACCGCGTTTGTACGGAACCGTGATGTTGCCGCGGGAATAGTTCGCCATGACAAAGCGCCGTTGCTTCTCTGACTTGAACTTCATCGAGCCCGGGCCCGGTGGCGGTGGCTTGTCTTCGTTCAGTTGACCTTGCACAAGCACCGCATAGCCCAGCGTGACGGTGCGTATCAATTCGCCAATCTGCGCCTCGCCAATGCGTCCGAGGATTTCGACGGTGATGTTGTTCGCCATTAGCGCACCAACCGCAACGTCGTGTCACATCGACAATTGACGTGCGCAGGTGGCCCCGCTGCTACCTCTGGTGGCCACTGGTCTTCGGTGAGCCCGTTCAGTTTCACACCGTAGACTCGACCGGTGCAGATGTCGCACACCAATTCGTCGGCGTCGGTATTCCACACGCGTACCATGTTGACGCCGCGTTCACGTAGATAGTCTTGGTACGACGTCGTGGCCTGCGATGCGGCGCGCGTCGTCTCGGTGATGGCAATCATCTTGGCGCGCATTGGGTCGCTCAGTGGCAACACGGCCGCCTCGATGTCTTGTATCGTCATGCCCGGCGTCGTGCGGAACATCTCGATGATGGGCTTGATGCGGTCCGCTGTGGTCTTGTCGATTTTGGCAGTTTCTTGTGGCGTGTAGTCAAGCAACCAATCTTGGATATACCGCGACTGGTCGCCGGTATCCATCGGGATGTTGAACTGCGTGCCGAGCCGGTCAATGCGCTTGCCCATCGTCGTGCCCAGTTCCGAATCTAAGACGGGCTTGATGACATCGCGCAGTGAGGTCTCGGGGTTGCGCTCGTTGGCGATGTCGCGCGCCCACTGTTCGCCCTTCTTGCGCATCTCTTTGATGATGCGGTTATAGATGCGCAGTTCGTCGGGTGTCATGTCGTCGACCGGTGCTTTGACCGCGTGGATGACGTCGTGCACGTCCGCAACGGTCATCCCTTTGTAGCAGTGCGCCATCACGGCATCGACGTGGTCAGCGGGAATCAACGCAGAATCAAACGAGGTGCGTGGGTCTCGTCCGCTCTTAATCCTGCGCTCGATTTTTTTTGAGAGTAGCGCCCATTCATTGGCCACGGCTTTGGTGGTCGCCGTCATGCCCTCAGGTGCGACGGTGCCTTCGTTGGTTGGCGCTTCGACTGGTGTCGATTCCGGCGCGGCGAGATCGCCGGGAAGCACGATGTCGGCAATGTTGTCGTAGCCAAGAATCTGCATCGCGGCCCGAAGTGGTACGCCGGCTTGCGTCAACTGCAACAAAGACCCGGAGCGCTGTGCTTCGTCGGCTTGCATGACGTCGAGTTGCTCCGGCATGAATTGGATTTCGTAGTTGAGCGGTCCGAGGAGTTGCTCGTTGAGAACGTCGGCCAACTTCGGCAACCGAGGGATGACGGTTTCGCGCCAAAATGATTGCCGGTCAGAATCTGCGGTTGCGTAGTTCGCCGCCGATGCTTCGAGCATGGTCAGCGGTACGCCCATGGTCATGGCGATTTGCTTCAGTGTACGGTCGGCGAGTTCTGGCATCATCAACGTATTGATGTCCGGTGTAATCTTCTGTACCTTGAGTTCTTGCGCACGCACGAATATCCATTTGAACGCGTTGAGTACTCCGCTTCCGCGCTGGTTAATCTCTGCGCCCATCCGTTTAAACTCGGAGTCATCCATCGAGTCGGGCAAGTTCATCACTGTCACCGGCTGCGCTCCACCCTCAAAGAACATCGAAGTAAAGCGGTCGAGGTTGTAGGACAACTGCGCGTTCTGCATGGCGACCTGCGCAGGTGCCAAGCCCGGCCCGACGTCGTCGATGAATGAGTTCTCACGGAAGTATACGATTTGTTCCAACGTCCACGGCCCGTACATCTTTCCGCCAATCACTTGGTTGAACGACAAGCCGAGGTATGGATTTTCAAGCGTGCCCATGTTCGGATCGTAGCGGTAATTCACCGTCGTGGGGTTGAGCGCCTCGAAGCCGGTCAGCGTGCGACCTTTGACGATACGCACCCAGTACGCCGCGCCGGTGACGAGAAGGCTTCGTTCCGTCGATGCGATGAGCCGTGAAAAATTCTTCTTCCATGGCCACTCCACTTCGACACCGTTGCGCATCAAACGATACGGCACGGAACTCAGTGCATCGGCACGGAGTTCAACCGCACGATACAACGGCGCCACGTGTGCGTATGCGATGTCGGGCTGTTTAATCGTCCCGTTGCGCAGTAACTGACCCAGCCATGCCGGGTTGTTCATGGTCATGCAAAACTCCATTCTACGCGAGGCTTCGAAATCATCGCGACCGCACCGCTGGCCGCGTCTACGTAGTCGTCATGCGGTGCGCTTGGGAACGCGACGACCTCATCCAAGAAATCACGAACCCATGCACCGTTCACCACGGCCACGGCTCCGGCTTCGGCTCTAGACGCCCAAGGCATAGCGCGCTGGACTTTGTCGCCCTTGACGTCAATACCTTTGAACGACACGTCGGCCAACTCGGGAAGCCGTCGCAGTTCTTGCGTTGCGGCGAGTCCGTGCTGTGCTTTCTCGATGCCGTGCGTCGTGTCCGCTTCGCGGCGCATGGTGTCCACCATGATGCGTCGTACATCAGGCCACTCCGCTTTCACTTTGATACCGTCGGCAATATAGAACACGCCGTCGTGTAAACACACACGGACGGACGCGGTATAGTCTGCGCTCTGCTTAACCGACGATGCCAAGTCCCAATAGCGGAACCACTTCGCATTGTGCGGTCGCGTGTCGGTCGTGCGTAGCCAGTGCCTTTGAAACATGGCGCCAATCGGGTCGATGAAATCGCCGTCGACCTCTTGGCGATACATCTCGGATGTCATCGATTCTTTGAGCGTGGCAACGAAGGTGTCATCGAGGAACGTGTTGTCCGTCGTCTTGCTTCGTATCGTTGCGTAGTCGCGATGATTGCCGGCGAACAACTCATACACCCAATCTTTGCCGCGTGGCGTCGTACTCATCCAAGCCCGACCTGGCGATTCACGAAGCGTTGCGATACTCAACGGCCAAATGTCGCGGTCCATCATGGCGACCTCGTCGAGCCAAAGCCATCCAGCGTTAGCGCCTCGGAGCCGGTCAGGGTTATCCGCACTGCGAAAGATGATGCGCCGGTCACCGAGCAAACGAAGTTCCATATCTGACTTGTTCCACGACGTCGCGATGCCAGCCTTGGCGACCAAGCGAAGAATTGTCTCCATTGCGCCAAGTTTCAACATGGGATACGTCGGCGCAACAATGAGTCCCGTGGAGCCTCGGGGCTGTCGCAGTGCTTCCACGGCGCCGGCCCGCGTCTTGCCACTGCCACGGCCGCCGACGAACAGACGAAACCGCGCGTCACTCGCCCAGAACGCCTTTTGGGGTGACGTCTGTGATTGGTGCCGGATCGTCAGCGGTGAGGTCAATGACGTAGTCGTTGGGGCCTGTAGTGGAGTGTACATTGTACGATTCTCTGTATGACGGGTCGAGTTTCTTTAGCAGGAACATCACCATGACCGGCGTTGTCGGCGCCATGCTGTACGCCAAGGATTCGAGGAACTCTTGGCGCACTTCGCGGCCGCGTCGTGTCGCTTCTTCGACCTTCGCAGCGAACACCGGGTCGGCGTCGCGTGCGCGGAGTAGGTCGCGTCGGTTGATGTTGCACACCTTGCACGCGTCCGTCATGAAACCGAGGCGCTCGATGGCTTCCAAGACTTCGGCCTGCTGAATCTTGGTTATCATGTCGGATTGGCGCTCGCCCTTGACGACGAAGGGCCGTGACTTCTTTGGCGCAGTCACCGCACGGACTCCGACGTCACGAAGCGAAGCAACACGTTGACAATGGCGAGTGCGTACGCAATCTGCGGTGCGATCTCGTTCAGCTCAGGCCATGCCATAACCGTGGCGAGTATCATGGCAACCAACG